GCGTCGTTTTTGATCAGGCCGTCGCGTGTTTCGGCGGCGAGCGTGAGTTCGAAGGTGTCTTCGCCGTCGACGAAGAGTCGGCCGCGCACGTCGGCGGGCTTGATGCCGTAGTGTTTCATGGCGGCGAGCGTTCGCATGTGCATTTCGCTGACGGGATCTTCGAGGTTGATGATCCAGACGTTGGCCTGCTCTTTGACCTTGGTGTTCAGGAGATCGCGGCCTGTGGCGATGGCGATGGCTTCGACGGTAATCAGGCTGGTCTTTCCGATGCCGCCGGCGGAGGCGAGCACACTGACGTATTGGCGGATGTAGTCGAAACCGTAGATCCACTGCCGGCGTGGGATCTGGCTGGCGTCGAAGGTGTCGAGGGGCGTCGGCCATTCCTTCGGCTCGGACGGCGGGTCGGCGGCGGGGATGTCGTCCTCGGCGACGGGAGCCTCTGGAACCGCCGGAGCAGCCGCATCTTCGTCGACGGGTGTCGGCACCATGTCGAAGTCGTCGAGGCCGTCAGCGGGCTGCTGAGGGGCTGGCAGGAGGGCCTGCGCGCGGAGTTCCGCGCCGTATGCCCGGACCGCAGCCTTCATGTCGCCCCCGTGCTCGAAATAGGCGAAGAGGTCGAAGGCGTCGCCCCATGTGTAGCTGTGCGGGCCGAGGGTTTTTGCGCGCCCGAGACCGTTGGCCGCGTCGGTGGCCGACAGGCTGACCCAATGGGTGCCGTAGTCTCGCGTGGCGTATGAGCCTGATGTCTGCATGGGCGAGCGGTAGTGTGAGGATGCTCCGCGCCGGTCGTAGCCGTATTTCTCCAGCAGGTCGGCGATGGCGTGGCGGGTGTTGAACTCTTCGACGGGGTCGAGTTCCTGCGGCTGGGAGAGCCTGCGTTGCGCGCGCTCCTGTTCGCGGGCCTGTCGATCGGCGGCGGCCTGTTCGGCGGCGAGCTGCTCGCGCTGTTGGCGGGCGTGCATCTCGACCTCGACGCGGCTGCCCTCGAGGTCGAAGGTTTTGTCTTTAATGACGACGTTCTCGTAATAAAGCGGATCGCCGTTCGCTTTCCTACGGTCGGCGGGGATGTTGGGCAGGAAGACGGGTTGCCCGCAGCGGGCCAGCGCCGGGTCGCATTTGATGCCCTTGGTCGCCATGAGGTCGAAGAGTGTGGCCTGCGTCTCCTCGTATTCCGCGCCGGTCAGCGTCTGCTTGATCGGGATGAGGACGCGCCACTTGGGTTCGGCTCGGGTCGACGAGGCGGACGAATAGATGATGGTGGCGCATCGACCCAGGATGTCGTGGACGGCGTCGAGGACATCGGCCTTCGACGGGTGGCCTTCGTCGATGTCGAGGACGAGCATGCGGTATTGGCCGAGCCTGCGCTGTGTCTCGTGGGATCTGCCGTCGTGCTTGCGGTAGAGCGACGGGATGATGAAGTCGGCGTCGGTCTTGTCGGCGGCCGTCGGCATGCGTACGCGGTGCATGATGCCGAGGAAATCGATGCCGTCGTATTCGGCGCCGGGGTTGTTGATGAGGGTATTCCGCGCGCCGTGCGCCAAGAGGAACGACGGCCGCATCATGCCGACCTATGTGTAGTGTTGCCAGCCCGTGCGGCATACTCTATCTTGTGCATGCGGATCTCTCCCGTTCGCATTGTCTTGTCTGTCGTGTTGCCTGGCCCCGGCCGCGATCCTCCCCGCGACCGGGGCCTTCTTTTGTCAGAACGGGATGTCGTCCCCCAGCACCTCGTTGATGGGCTTCGACGGCTCTTGCACGCGGGCGGGAGCGGCGGCCGGTGCAGGCGTCGGGCCGAAGTCGTCGAAGTCGCCCTTCGGCGCGCTGTCGTCGAGGTCGAAATCGTCGAGGCCGCCGTCGCCGTAGATCGGCTTGGTCACCTGGACGGTGTCGAGGATCAGGCTGATGCCGCCCTTGCCTTCCGGGTCGACGGCCGGGAAAGCCCATGCGCGGATGCTGCCGACAGATCCCGACCAGATGGCGAGATCCGCGAGCGGGTTCTTGCCCCCGTCGATGACCTTCGGCGGGGTGTTGGCGGTGCCGTCGCCCTTCGTCCCCGTGCGCTTCGCCGCGAAGGTGACGGTCTGGCCGTCCTCGGATTTCTTCGAGCCGAAAATCTTCGTGAACGGCGGCAGCTTCGGCGAGCGTGCGCGGCATGCCTCGTAATGCGCCTTGAGCTGCGTGTGCAGGGCGCGGGCCTCTTCGACGGGGACGGTCCACGAGATGGACCATGCAGCACCCTGCGCCGTGGGCGGGCACGGCTCGCTGGTCTGCTTGCCGGTGTTGAAGCGGTATGTGCCGTTGAGCTTCGGGTATTGAAGCTTCACGTTCTTGCACAAGACTTTGTAGAAGTCGGAGTTGTCTGCCATGAATCTCTCCTATGGTTGGCAGTGGTCAGATGTCGTCGTCGGCCATGAACCACGCGGGCTGCCCGATCATGTTGATCTCGGGCCAGCCGGTGGTGTAGTCGCCCTTCTTCTGCGCGTCGCGGATCTTGAGCAAGGTCGCCGTGATGGCAGCGTCGGAGGCATTCAGGTAATCGGGGTCGATCTCGTGGCAGCAGCAGGCGAAGGGTGCCTCCTTCTCGATCGCGAAGAATACGAAACGCTCGGCCTTGAAGCCTGCTTCCTGTAGCACGCGCAGGTAGAAGGCTGCCTGGAGGTTGTAGCCGTAGTTGTGCACGTCGCGGGTGAACTGTCGCGGGCTGGCGCTGGCGCAGGTTTTGAGGTCGATGACCAGCCCGTCCTCTTCGATGTAGATGTCGGGTCGGCATTTGATCTCGACGCCGGTGACGTGATCTTCGGCGAAGAAGCTGGCCTCGTGGATGCGCGGTCGATCCATCCATTCCGGCATCTGCGTTATGGCGGCGTAGGCGACGTTCTTCGCCAGCTCGTATTCGGCCTCGGGCAGGAGGATGTAGCCGTCGAGATCGGCGGCGAGCTTGGCATCCTTCCATGCGTTGCCGCGCCGGTCGCCCGGTCCGCAGCGGACGAGATCCTTTTCCGGCTCGAGGACGAGGGCATGCACCGCCGACCCGAGGTCGAAGGCGGCCGACTCGCGGCGCTGGCTGAGCTGCCAGTGGGCCAGCGATTTGTTGAAGACGGTCTTCACGTCCGAGCTGCTGATGGCAGGGTGGGCGTGGTAGGCTTCGTTGGTCATGTCGTGTCGGATCATTGATCGTCCTCCAAGAGGCTGAAGTTGTCGAGGCTGTCGGCCTTGCGGCTGTCGATGACCAGATCGACGCAGGCCCGCGCGCCCTCGACGGCCGGGCCGCTGACGAACTTCCGATGGCCTTTAAGTTTGTGCGGCCAGAAGTCGAAGGTGATTCCGCGCTCGGCGTCGACGATTTGCAGGTGCCACGGGTTTCTGCCTTGCGGGTCTGCCCATCGCAACTCCCCCCATAAACCTGCGTTTGTCATGGCCTCGTAGAACCGCAGGCAGTTGTTCAGCTCCCTGCCGTCGGTATAGTAGAGATCTCCAATCGTGATCATCTCTTGCTCAATCCATAGAGGGCTATCAGGGCTGCTTCTGCGCGGCCGTCGTGCTTCGCCAGCTTCCACTGGTCGGCGCAGTCGGGCCAGGTTATCGACGCGAGGTGGCGGCTGGCTGCCTTGTCGGAGGACAGCCGCATGCTCTTCTTCCATGCGTGCGGGTCGACGAGGCGGGTCGGCACGCCGGCGAAATTGAGGCAGGCGAGCAGGATGCCGTAGCCCTCCGCGATGGTGGCGACGTGTCGCACGCCGATCTTGTGCGGGTAGAACGGGCGCTCGACCCATGCGATATCGACGCGGCCGATGTCTGAGAGCAGCTCGCGGCGGCCGTCGATGGTGTCCGGCATGTCGTGGGTTGCCACCTGCCATTCGTCCACGTCGAAGACAGCGAAAGCCCCCTGCTTGCCGGGGTCGATGCCGAGTATCCTCATGCGTCATGCCTTTCGAGATAGAGCGTCAGCGCGCGCAGATCGCTTTCGGTGGCCTCTTGCCGGCGCGTCATCAGGCGCCAGAGCCTGGTGTAAGGGATGCCCGAGGCGGCCGACACGACGGTGAGCCGCCGATCGCCGAGCCTCTCGCGCAGGGTGTCCATCGTGTGAAGCATGGTGTCTCTCCTTCGACGGGCACCTTACGGGCCTCTCGCGGGCTTGGCAACACACCTCGTGCAATTTTTTTCGTGCGTCGTGTAATTGACTGTTGACTGTGCGGGCGGGGGCTGTATGGTGGGTGGCACAGATGAACACGGGAGAGACGAGATGACCGAGATCGACAGCCTGACCTTCCCTTGCTTTTACACCGAGTGCGCCTATCGCGACGGTGTGCGTGACCAGCGTGAGGGCAATTGCAGGAGCGTGCCCAGCTACATGCGCCACGGGGAGTTCGAGCCGCTGGGCTACGGCTGGTATCTGCGCGGCCGCAAGGCTGCTGAGTTGGGTCTGGTGGCATGATAGCCTATTACAACGAGATCGACCCGAAGGCGGCTGCGTGGCTGCGTGAGTTAATCAAGGGCGGCCACATCGCCGCGGGAGACGTAGATGAGACGGACATCCGAGACGTGGACCCAAGTAGACTGGGT